ATCACGTTGTAGCGGCCGATCGTATCAAAATGAAGGATTGCCTTGGAACCGGCCAAGAATACCTTCACCGGATTCGTCAGTTTCACGTCCGTCTCGATATAGATTCCCATGCTTTCGGCCTTCTTGCCCCGGAACTCTCGTAATTGTTCCATAGACGGGAAATTATTCTTCGTGCAGAACTCCGTACCCTGCGGTGTCAGCAGAAGGCGCATAAGCTCTTCTTTGTTTTCCGTGCCATGCAACAACCGGCAGGCACCTAACCGGTTTGCTATCTCAAAAAACTCTTTATCCATAATGCTACATTTTTACTTTTACGTTAATAGTACCTTCCAAGGCATCAACCGTGCCTCTGGTGTTCTCCGATATCTTACCGGCAACCTCTTTGATCTCTCTCGTATTCTCGGCGATCCGATCGGTATTCTTTTCCACTTTATCTGATAGTTCGCGGATGGCCTTCACATCTTCCCAACCTCTGGATTGCATATCATAGATCAGCCTCATTTGTTCACGGATCGGTTGCATACCGCCACGGATATCTTCCAGCAGGATACGGACGGCCCCGGTCTGACCGGCCAATAGGTCGATGCTTTCCTGGGAAGCTTTGGCATACGCGCCTTTCAGGGTATTTTCGGATATATCTTCTTCTTTCTCCGGCTCTTCCACCTTATCTTTCATCAGGCTATCAGCCCAACCGAACTGCCTGTCAATCTCTTTTTGCAGTTCTTCCGCCATATTATAGATATAATCCTGTTCCCAGCCGGAAAGGACATTGTCGGCATAGAACTCCTTCAGCTTGTCACGAATCTTCTCCATTGCACCGGAAGATTCCGTTGCAGCCTTGATGGATTCTGTGACCATCTGGCGCATCATTTTTTTGACGGTATCTTTCGCTGATTCTGCCCGGTCCTCACCGGAAGCCCACGCTTCGGCTTGTGCGTTAGCGAAGTTGTCAATGGCGGATTTCAGGTCTTCACCGAAGATGGCATCTTTGGCCTTCTCCTTGTTTTCTGCTATAACGTCGTTGATTTCCTCGATTTGTTCCTGCCACTCCTTGATACGGCTGTCATCAGTTTTTTTCTTGTCCTGTTCCTCTCTGATCTGTTGCTGGATAAGGATCTTCTGTTGCTCCAGCAGCTTGTTGTTCTGCTCAATCATTTTGGAAGCATCCTTTGAATAGGCCTTCTCGATTGACTTTTCCAACTTACCGTAAGATTTATCCAATGTATCAATTTGATCCTGCAACCGCTGGATACGTTTCTCGTTCTTCTTGTCATGGATTTTGGCGATGGCACCGGCCAAAGATGTAACGACACCAATGGCAGCACCGGCAGACGCACCGAGTGGACCGAACATGGAACCGGCTTTCGCACCGTTCATTGCAGAACTTACAGTGTCCATAGCCACACTGAAACCTTCAGCTATCCCACCGAATACACCACCAAACGAATCTCCGAGCTTCGAAAACGTGTCAGAGAGGAACTGCCCGGTCTGCATAATTTCACTCATGCCCTCTTCTATTTCTGCCAAACCTTCTTTTAACTTCCTGGCATCACTTTCAGAGGTAAAGACTTTTTTTAGGCCATTTGAAACTTTATTAAAAGAGGTTTCCATTTGGTCGGCTTCACGGCGGACATTGGCTATTTCATCCTTGATGGCCTTCAACTGATCCGGTGATTTGCGAAGCACATCAAACTGTTCTTTGGTAATACCGAATGAATTATCAGATGAATATTCCCCTCTTTCAAGAAAAGACAAGAATTTTTCCGCTTCATCCGCAATGGCACGAATAGAGGTGATATTCTTTTTACTCATATCATCAAACAGCCGGGTGATAATGGAGGTACTCTTTTGGGCTTCATTATCCACGTCCGCCAGATCTTTCTTCATACCTTCTGCAAGGGAAAGCCGTTCACCTTCCGTTGTGGCCTTTGCTATCTTCTCATTATAAAGCTCCGTGATAGCCTGACGCTTTTCCAAATATGAACCATATTCTTTCAAGTATTCGTTCATGGCGCGTTCTTCTGCTTCAATCTGCTCATGGATAACATCAGATGTCGCATTTCCTAATTTGGCCCCAGCATTGACTTTTGCCATTCGGATCTCAATCGTCTGCTCTTTAGTCAACTTTCCGCCTTGTGCCTCTCTCCATTCTTTTTCTCTTGCACGGATAGTATCCAACTCTCTGTCATAGTCAAGATTCAACTGGGCGATCTTCTTGTCGAAACCTTCTTTCATCAGGTCAATTTCGGATTGCTGGTTTTGACGACGAAGGGATAAAAGTTCCTTTTGAAGTTTTTTCTGTTTCTCAAGTTCTTTCTGATCTACAGGTTTTGCAAATTTCGTCTCTTCTTGTTTTGATTGGCTATTTACCAAAGCCTCTGCTTTTGTACGATCTTTTAATCCTTGTACAACAATCTCTACTGCTTTCTCATGTTCTATCTTTAGCTGCTCATTCCGTTTTCGCAATTTATCTATCATAAGTGCAGAAGCAAATGATGTTGCACCAATTTGCAACTTCTCAAGTTCTGCAATTTGTTTATTATTTTTCTCAATCTCTTCTTCAATGGAATTCACAGTTGCACGTTGTTGTGCCATCATACGATCATCTATCGACTTGGACAACATCTTGTTGACTTCAACCATATCCATTAAAAGGAATTTCTGTAGAGAAAGATTCTTCAATTCATTCGGATAAAGCTCTTGTAACTTTTTATAAGCTTCAACCTTTTGCAAAGTGGACTTATTTTCATCTTGCAACACACCCAACATTTCTTCCGTCTGACTTCTCATTCCGTCAGACCATTCTCTCATTTCTGCGACTCTCTTATTATGAGCAGCCAATGCCTTTTCCGAAGCTGTAGCCTGTGTCGCAAGTTTGAATATTGCATATCCCAATGCGGTAACACTTGCCACAACTAATACATACGGGTTTGTAAGAGCTGCCTTTCCTGCCGCCAACATAGCAACAGCCTGTTTTCTTAAAGCACCGGTAAGCAATGCTGTAGCTGTCGTATGTTGAATTGTCGCTAATCGGCTTAGAGCAGATGATTTTACATACGAATGTTGAGCTACCTGAACCAATAAAATAGCTGTTTTATATGAAAGAAAAGCTCCAGCTGCATTCTTTACCAACGATTCAAGGTTTGATATTGTACCTTCTATATCGTTATTCTCAAATGCTTCATTAAAAGCCTTGGCAATATCGGAGACTTCTTTCAGAATCTTCTCTCCCAAAGGACGCAAATAGACCTGTACATTATTAGCCAACAATGTAAGCTGATTGTCTGCAGCATCTTTCATCTTCTCAAACGCAGCTTCCGTAGCTCCTAAAGAGTTCTGTAACTCTCCGAGATCACTCGCTGCCGACCTTGCATTCTTTCCGGTCAAAGCCAATGTTGCAGCCAATCCTTCATCCGTACCGAGCATTTCCTTCATCTTAGAAGCGGAACCGCCAGCCTTCTCGTTAATCAACTGCAATGCTTCTTGGAAAGTACGTCCTTGGAAAGCAGCATCTCCAAGTTCTCCGGCAGTACCCTGGATAGCAGCCCGGATTTGAGTCATTGCCTGCGCTGTCGGCGTTCCTTGTTTGGTCAATGAAGCGACTGCGCCCAACACTTGATCAATACTGATCCCGTATGCGGCCGCAATAGGCGCAACCTGGGCTATGGAGGCTCCTAATTCGCCAAATGTAGTCTTACCCAATCGGACAGTTGTAAAAAGCTGATCCGAGACTGTACCAGCCTCCTCTGCTGACATCTTATAAGCATTCAGGATCGTTGTAACAGCATCGGCTGCCGTCTCGGTTTCTGTAAGCCCTCCCACGGCTGCTTTAGCCGAAACTTCTAGAATCTTCATACCATCTGCCCCATCATGACCGGCAGAAACAATACTATAGAGTGCTTTGGCGGCCTCCGGAGCCTTAATCGGTATCTCTTGGGTTATGGACATAACCTGATTCATAAAACCGGTCATATCATCCGTCACCTGTGTGGAAATGGTTGCCACTTCCAGCATGTTCTTCCGGAACTCTTTTTCAAAGTCGTATGAGCTTTTTGCAGCTTGTGCAAAAGCAGTTGCCGCACTGATACCGATACCACTGAATATATCAAAAGAGGTAATCTCACTTGCCAGAGTCTTGATAATTCCCATAGCCTCGCGTTTCCCCTCGTAAAAGCCAGAGTTATCAAATCCTGTCGCAACATATAGCGCTCCCTCCCTATTTCTAATTCCCATAATGCGTTTATGGTAAAATATAAACTAAAAGCATTTGTATTCAGGAATCTTTTGTATATTTGCTGTATGAGTCCAACGGTTTTTTATAAAAATGGAATGCGTTTCTTTTTCTTCTCTTTAGAAGAAAACAGAATGCATATACATATCAGACAGGCAGAAAAAAAGGCTAAAATTTGGATAGAACCTTCTATTTCTTTGGCTGAGAATAAAGGTTTTTCTTCAACTGAAATTTCAAACATACTAAAGGAGGTACAAAAACATGAGCGTATTATTAGAGAAAAATGGAACAACCACCGCGGAAGTAACAATGATTAATGCACGCGGTATCCTCCTTTTCGTAGGAGGAAAGGAATATTATCTATCGTATGACAGATATCCTTGGTTTAGAAATGCAAAAGTCTCGGATGTATTGGATGTAACCATGCCGGATGAAGAATCGTTGCGTTGGGATGCAATCGATGTGGATCTTGAGATTGACAGCATAATTCATCCGGAACGTTACCCGATATCTTTTTAACGAACAAAGCCCTGCTAACTTCACAGTCCGCAGGGCTTTCTTACTACCAAACAAATCAAAATTTATCACTATGACAAAACCTTTTCTCTACTTTCAATATAATATATAGTTATGCAGATAAAACTTTCTTTATCCGTTTCACATGGCCTGTATCGAAGTCAACCATTTCAACCCATTCTCCATCTTCCTCTTTAATTGACGTATCTTCCGAATGAAAATCTTTGACCCTTCGATTCATCAAATAACCACGTTCACGAAGCATGCCGACCAACAAAACAAAGCTGCTATCCAATATTTGTTCATGAGAATAGCCGAAAGCCTCGTTGCAGGTCACTAAGAACATGAAGCTGCTTTGAGGGCCTTCTTCTTCCATGTCTCGCTGTTTTTCTGAAGGGCTATTATCTCCACTTCGCTTAACGGGCTCACAGCTTCCAGCGCTATGATAGTACGAGAAAAAGGGTTACAGCCTATCCGGTACAAGACGGCATTCAGAAGGATATAGATATCCTCCCATGTACAGTTGTCTTTCAGAACTTCCCGGAACCAGGCCGGCATATCACCTTTCTTATTATGAATGCCAAGGCATACGATTTCAAAAATAAGTTCGTCATATTTGGCTATCAGTTCGGCGACTTGATTGGAAAATCCTTTATTCTTATCAGCAATCAAAACATCTCTATCCTCTTTATCGATATAAAGCAAAAGAGGCTTTATTCTAAACCAGGTGCGGACAGTGATCGGAGTTATGGCGATACTATCCCCTACCGTCTTTCCTTCCGGTAATGATTCAAGCCGGGTAAATTCAAACGGAATGGTTACCGGCTGACAAGAAACGGATTCACTTTCTAACTGGAGTACTTGTTTTACACTCATATTTTCGATTAAAATATAAAAGCCCCGGATAGTTCCGAGGCTTTCGATAACCTAAACAACAGTCCTTAATTATTCTGCTGCTTGTACGGCTTCTGTTTCTGCGCTTGTCTTCTCTCCGGAATACAAACCGTTTGCCGTAAACTTGACAAGGATTTTATCGCCTTCATTTTCCGGCTGGATCATATAACTGTCACCAATAGCCCCCTCAATATCTTGGGCTTCTCCCTGGCCATCCACTTTACGTTGCCATTGGAAATCACCAGTCGCTTCCGCTGGTGTCAAGGTGGCCATAAGCGTTTCACCAACTTTGGGTGTACCGGTGATTACAACTGCCGTTACCGGAGTAAGGGTTACATTCATCACCGCCCGACCGAACGAAGATCGTTGCTGCCCTGCAGAGGTAATTGCTGCCAAACGGGTACATTTAACTAGCAAAAGGTCTGTTTGTTCTGAAGACGGAGCCTGACTCAAGCGGGCACTGACTTTACAAATGGCAAATGTATATTCCGTATACTTACCTTTGTACGGTGTTGTCTGTATCTTGAACGATTTGCGGATATTTGGAATATCAATCGGAGCATTCCACTTACCACCACTTACAGAACCACCACAAAACGCGAGCATCTCCTGAGCTGTCGGCGACGGGATAGCAAATTCAAAACTATCCGGGTCGCCAGCTTTATCGAATGACTCCCAGGGATCTTTCATCCCTTCCGCACGGAAATCGACAGAGGTCGCTTCATTGAAATTAAAAGCAACTGAGCCTTCATGAACGATCGGACACTGTGTATAAATAGAGGCCGGAACACCATCACCGGGGTCACCATATCCTAAGAAGGATACGCCTACCGCCAAACTTCTTTCATTAGCCATATTCTTAATCTATTTCTGTTATTACTTCAAATCTTATATTCGTACAATCGAAGCCTTCTTTTGCTTCGCCAAGAGGTTCGGACCATACGATCCGAGATTTCCAATACATGCCGAAAGGAGGTGTGATATTTCGTAGTGCAGACTTAACTTTTCGTGTCACTCCTTTCATTAACTGACGGTCAGGCATACCGTTCTTCTGCTTTTTCACAAATACATTGATATTGACCGAACCTTTATTCACAACATCTGTTTCATTTAGTGTAAGCATTCGGATTGTGATGTGATTCTTTGTCTCACCATCACCAGAGCAATCTTTGTACAAGATAAAGCCGGTACTGACCGGTTCAACTGCATCATACACGATATCTACTATATCAAACTGATCAGCCATATCAATATCCTTTCTCCGCTAGTTTGTTGAATAATATCCGACTCTGTTTCTTAATCCATTCTTCGGTATGGTCGGAAGCAACAGAGATAACATCCAGGTTGTCGATTGCTTCCACATAAACAGCGTATGGCATGGCGGCTACCCCAATCAATACCCAACCTCTCTTATAAAGAGGTATCAGCTCGGAAACCAACCGTTTCGCTTCACGTATACCTGTCTGTTTATCTGTTCCCGATGTGGATTGTTTGTAATTCTCAGTCAATATATCGCCATCCTTGACGATCACATAACCGATAGAGCTACGGAGGTTACCAGTATGATCCTGATAGTTTCCTTTCTTTCGGGCAATCTTCACGAACTCTTCCCCGGCACGTTGCAATAATTTGTATATCCGCTCTTCCGCCCGGTCCACAAAATAATCAAACCAACGTTCTACTTCTCTATCGCTCCACATCGGAGTCAAACCACCTTTCCTTGCCATCGCTATACATAAATTACAGAGTGAGTCTGAAACGGCTCCCAACAGATAATATCCACATCGAGAGCGATACTATCAATCCGGATATGCTTCGCATTTTCCACAGGACGGGCCTTTGTCGAGAACTCACCGTGTACGATAAATTCCTTCCCATCGACATTCCGCTTCAATTGCTGTCCGCTATTGGATGGAAAGTATTGCCCTGTAACCTCTATTTCCGTCGGTTCTCCGGCAACCCATTCCCCTTTTACCAATTGTCCGGATTGGATTGTTACTATCGCTTTATGTGAATACCGTCTTACCATCTGTTTTGCGCCCTTCCTTTTGGAACTTCAATCTTATTCCCGATCAGTTCTGCTTTCTCCGGTTCTCCACCTTCCCTATACAGCCGTTTTGCCGTAGCGTCATACCAGGAACGAGGATAAGTGATAGAGAGTTTGTTTTCTGTGAAGTCCGGTAGACCACCGACCATTGAATACAGGTCGGCAGCCACCAGCTTTTGTTTTTGAATATCGATCGTCTTACTATCTTCTGTACCTTCAAAACCGCGTCCCGGCAAAACGACGTTATCCAAAAAATCTTCACAATCCGCGAGACCGGGATAAGCTAGTATTGTATCTCGAATCGTCTTAGCCATGATTGTTATTCTCCGTTTTCAGTATCCTGAATCGTTTGATCTTCCGGTTCAACAGTTTCACCTAAGAATGTTGCCGGGATATCATCCGTACCTTCAGTATCTTCAGATGCGTTCCAATCCTTGCCGTCCACCTTCATAATGAACATGGCATCCGGATCATTTACGACAGGAATAGCATTTGCTTCTGCCTTCGTCCATTCCTTGAACGGTTCCAGTTCTGACCATTTGGTTACCAATACCCAATCCTGTTTTACCATGAGGGCAATCTTCTGCAAGGTAGCGGAAGATTCGGCTGCAATCGGTCCGTGTTGGATATCACCAACCTTCAAATCCTCCAAGAAACATACACGTTTACGCTCCCACGGATTGATCGTCTTACGACGATGAGCCTTGTCCTCGATACGGACAGACGGATTCACAGTAATGATCTTCACCGGGATTTCCTGTTCGGCCAGATACTCGTTGATAAGATTTTTCGTCACCAATATTTTTGAAGACGAATTAACCCATGCCTTCAATGTGTCGAATGTTGATTTCTGCTTCTTCAACAAAGAGAAGTCAGCCACGTGCATCACTACATAGCGAATCGTTACTCCCTCGGCAGAAGCAGCAACAACCGTATCTTCGATATCCTGCAAGCCGTTAGCCGTTGAAGCGTTGCTCCAATCTACAGAAGATTTACGCTGGTTCTTCTTCGGCATACCGCAACCAACAAACTCAGCCGTAACGACACCGCCATTATTCTTTGCCGACAAATGGAAACCCGCACGGCTCATGAGCTGCATACACCACCATTCGAAACGGGCACGGACGGAGTTATACACGAAATCCTGATCCTTGAAAGCCAGGTTCAGCAATGCCAATTGGTCTGCGTCACCCTGTGCGTCACGTTCCAACTGTTTGTACTCGTTGTAATCACTTTCGTTCATACCACGCTTAACGGCTGTCTTTGGAATATCACCGGACAACTTGCTGATTACCTCGCGCGTCTTCTGCGGAGCGGAAGCGTCAAAAGAGATCACATCTGCCATTACCGGAGCACCCTTCTCGCCGGTCAGTGTCTCCCACTTCAACGAAGTCTTTCTTTTCACCCCGAAGAAGTTCGGGAAAACGACTGGTTTCACATGGCGGGTATTCAAACGAGCCGCCATGTTCTTTTTATTCACCTGTTTAATTAAACTTCTTTCCATATATCAGATTTTAATGGATTACACAAAACGGATAAACGACATTAATGCCTTTAAGTCCTTATCTACCGGGAACGGCATACAGGATTCGTTTACCGTACCTCTTACCAATAACCCGGACTGCTGGTTAGCTACAGTCAAGTCGACTTTATTCATCGTGACGACCAATTCGCCATCATAAGGTAACTTGGCGGCTTTCGCAGCCTGCTTGTCTTTAGCCTGAACCAATACTTGACCTTTTGTTGCAGCCCCGATCGTTGCTGCCAACGTAATCGTATCGAAATCCGCATTACTCTTATCGATAGCTGTGATCTTATCGGATGCGCCTGTCAACGCTCCACCAACCGTCACGAAGTCACCCACACCTAACAGATGGTTCTTGGCCACCTTATACGCTGTCGCATCGGCAGCAGCAGCTTCCGAAACCGTAGCCGTCTTCAATACATGATACAGCCCTGTTTCCGGATCTTTTACTACAATTACAATCGGAGGCAGTTCGTCCAATGCCTTGCCATTGAACAAAGCGTTCTGCAAGTCTCTGCGGTCAATCGTCCCGCCACCGATCACATCCTCAATAATCTTTTCAATTCCGGGAGGATACTGGAATTCTCTTTCTCTTTTTCTGTACATAACGTTACACTTTACTTGGATTATTCAATACCCAGGTTTACCACACCGGGATTATTTGCACTATTATCGACGTCCTGATCCATCAGCTTCGCCCAATCCGCTTCGGAACGATCCTGAAGATTTACGGAACCGGGAGCGTAATCGCCACGAGCCACAGCATCATCGATCGCCTTTTGCTGGATTCCGGTATATTCTTCGGATAATGTCTTGATCTGATCCTCGATAGACGTTTCAGAAGCCAAATCCACACGTCCCAGCCAGCTATCCGGAAGACCGGCATCCTTCAACTGCTTCCGAACTGTTTCTTTTTTGGCTTCGTTTGCCGAGTTGGTAATGGAATCACCCACCTTTTTAGCCATATCATCGACACTCTTTTTCATGCTTTCCAAATAAGCTTTTACTTCCGGACTAAGATCCTTCAACAGATCTTCTTCCGTTTTCTTATTCTTATCCGGATCTTCCACCTGTTTACCGTCTTTTAATCCATGTTTTGCTTCGTATGCAGCGACCGCAGCCGTTTCAGCCGTAGTCTTAGCTTCATTCTCCGCTTCCTGGATAGCTGGAAGGATATTTTCTTTGAACAGGTCCACAAAAGCCTCCATTCCTTCAGCTTTTTCGATTTTGAACGTCTTCTGAATACGTTCCGCATACTTCTCTGGCACGCCTTTCGTCTTACATGCCGCCTTGATTAAATCTAAAATTGTCATAAGAGTTTTCTGTTTAAAATATAAGGGAGGGAAAGTTTTTTCTTGCAGGATTCAGAATAAGTGTTCATCTTTGTGGTGTCCTAAATTCTCAGATGGCGGGTAACCGCTGAACATATTTTTGTATTGGTACTCTTGTACCCATACATGAACATATAACATAACGGTTTCGTACCCCCTTGATATGGCTTAATGGCCATAACTGCCATCTGAGGTGTAGGACAAAGGGACAGGCGAAACCGTTCTTTTGTCTATCCACTTACAACAAACAATATTCAATCATGTCCAAACTCAGAGAAAATTGTTTGTCGGGAAATAATAGTACCCAACAACCAACGGCCAAACCCTCCGAAATGGGTAAGTACTCCACTCCTGAACTACAAGCCGCATTCAATACCGGCCGAGAAATCGGAAGAACCGAAGGAATGCTATACTACATCAAACATGCTTCCGAAAATATGCAAAAGGAAGCTGAGAAATTAAATTCGAAATTGCAGACGCAAAAAGCGAAAGTATAGAAGGTATCGCCATCTGCTTCCAGAAAAAGTTTTTCTGATTTATATATTATCTCAGAAAGACGTTACGTGGCAGTTGCGTCAATAGGAAATTTAGAGGGCATTGGGTGTATTCTGTAAACTGCCACTTTACTACAGAATCCCCTTTGCCCTCGCTTTTTTCGGAAATATGAAAAATTTATCATTTAACGTAAAAGAGATTGCGAAAGTAAACAATGTGGCTATCATGGCTAGTAATGATCCTAATCAACTAGTTCCCATCAAACCTATTTGTGATGCTCTTGGCATAGACGCCAAAGCTCAACGTAATAGAATTGATCGTGATGAAATATTAAGTTCAACCGGGGTCATCATGACCTCGGTTGCCGCAGACGGGAAAGAACGTGAAATGTACTGCATTCCTATCCGATACGTTTTTGGATGGTTATTTTCAATTGATACTAATCGAGTTGATGAAGAAGTAAGACCTTCCGTCATTAAATACAAAATGCAGTGTTACGATACATTGTATGATCATTTCGCCTCTTACGCCAGCTTCGTCAATCAAAAGCAGAAACGACAAGCAGAAGACTGGGCCCGTATCCAAATCCTCAAAAAGGAGTTCCATGAAGCGAAGAACAAACTAGCCAAAGCTACAAAGCAAATGAACATGACGGTAGACTACTCATTTGAGCAATGGAAGGCCAACGGGAAACAGCTTATTCTCGACTTTGACAATTAAAAATCCGAAATCGTTAGACAATTAGGAGATAATTTATATTTTTGCAGAAAGAAGTGGTTTACAAACAAGTCCTTGGATTGCAGTTCCAAGGGGGCTATTTGAAAATCATTCTTCTAAAAACATAAAGTAGTCTGATAGATTCAGCCGTGGATTGTAGTTCTACGGTGATGGTCTATCGGGCTACTTCTTTTTTATGCCAGTCAAGACCTTATCACTATCCGATATACTATAAAGGACGGCATTCCCGGTTATATCTTCTCTAACAATAATCCAACTTTTCTCTCCGTTCAACTCAATTTCAAAAACATGAGAATATTTAATCATAGGATTATCCTTATGGTATTCAGTATACCCCTTGTAATCCGAACCGGCAAATATCGCTCCTATATTTTTTATCAATTCGTTCTTCTCTTTCTTGAACTTATGAGGCTGATTCAAGAACTCTTTGATAGACTTTCCTGTCATTTTAACTCGTACCGGAAAATCTTTATGAGAGAATGAGCCATTCAATAAAGACTGCTTTGCCCAATTTTGCAGCTCTTTCGTTCTATCTTTTGAATATTGGATTGAAATACTATCTCTTTCAATCTTTCCATCCCCCAGCAACCATTCCGCAAACTCCTCATGATCCATCATGACCGGCGTAGCTATACAGATGCAGAACGGATGCCAGCCCGTAAACTTAAAATCCTTCGAGTATTGGCCAGCCTTTGCATCACATACAGGACACGGACCGTGATTCGATGGTGAACGTTCCACCTCATAACCAGTCACGAAGTCCATTTTCTGCCAACGTTCGTAATCGGCAGTTCGAAAAGCCTTATTGGTCTCCGTTGCAGCTAAACGTAGAGCGTTTTTGTAAGACGAACGGTAAACACCCTGCCCCGGATGATAGTCTTTCATTGGTTGAGATAAAACCAGCTTCCCACTCGCGTCCCTTACACGGCGGAAACGACGGTTGGGTTCGTTTAGCAATTGCCGTATATCTTGGCTGATCAACGCTGCCGGACGGCCGGAGGACAAACCCGAAGAAAGATAATATTCCAAATTATCCATAGCCCCGTCCGTTATATCCCAAACACGGGAGGATATGGTTTTACCAAATTCATCTTTACGTTTCAATAAAGTATTCAGCGCATCGGCATTCCGGGAAAACAATTTTTCCCTTAGCGTACTGGATATAGCCATATCCTTAATATAGCCCGTTACCAGTTCATCCGCTTTCTTATTGCCTAAATTCCATACATCAGTAGCCGTATTGGATATATTGCTTACGAGCTGCGTGTGTAAATCATCCAACAGACGTTCTATTTGCTTTTCAATAGTAGCATTACCTATCCATACACGGTCGCCGCCATGATCCGACCATTTAGCAAGAAGAGGTCCTACCCTGCGGACAAACTCGTCAAACGAATACTTTATGCTGCCTTGTTGCAGGAACAGACGTTGCAGGAATTGTTGTTCGTGAAATGATAGTTCTTTCATTCTCCATATCCCATTGTCAGACCAACCATGTTATTACGTTGCGCAGCCGCATCCTCCTCTTCCTCCATCAACTTCATTTCTTCGTCCAAGTCTTCTGTTAGCGGAGAATGAGCCGTAACCGTGCGCTGAGCGTTAATCGGTTTGCCTCCATTGGCAATAGATAAGGTTTGCAGGGTTTCAGCCAAATCTTCCGGCAAAATGGAACCAAATTCCACATCGATCAGGTTGTTCACCAATTGAGGACGGTACTTGATGTTGGTAATATTGCATATCCCAGCCAACACGACCGACACGCAACGCTGAACCACCGGACCGAATGTTTCCATGTTCTCACTCGCCTTGATAGTTGCATCCATCAGCATGAATTTACGAGCGACACCGGACAGGTTGCCAATGCCTTTCAAGTTATCAAAAGAAAGATCCGGCGTAGATGTACCAGCAAATTGTTCGTTTTTCGTTTCTTCCAATTCTTTATCTACAGATGGCTGGGAGCCAGTCCATGTCAAATAATCGGCATCGCCATGATATTCCTTGCCAGATACTTCATCGACCTTAATGGGGAAATTAAGATCTTTCCCGGTTGTTTCCTTAGAAGGTAAATCGGAATCGCCATACGTTTTCAAGATTGGTTCCGCAAAGTAGTCGTTAGTGTCGGCCATACGGGACAAACGCATTTCCCGCGCATCCATGATACCGGCAACCTCGTCCCATTCCGGTTGGAAAACATCTGCATACACGACTGGAATCTTTCCGAATAGATTGGGAACCTCTTTTATTACCCAGCCACCCATTTCATCGATAGCCGTAATAATCTTATCTACTGTCCAGATTGTACAACTGTTCCGGATCATACCATTAGAGTTCACTTGGTAACGATGAATAAAGGCATCCATATCGTCGTTATCATCGAAGTGGGGATAAAATTCAGAGAAAGTATTTTCATTATGGGGAACGGAAAGCGTTTTCACCTTCAACTCCGTAATCAATTTACCGTCTAATCCTTTGGATGTATACGGATAGAACACAAGGGCAGCCTTACTTTCAGAAAGCACCTTACGAGCGAACGACTTCAAGACGGATTGCATTTTCAATCGGCGTTCCCATACACGTTTGAATTCTTGAAAACCATCGTTCTGATCAGTTCCCGTAATCGTCATTTGCCCGCCAAACAAGAAGGCGACAGAGGTACGCACTTCCTTTTTCGGGAAGTTGGTAACGATACGTGCTACATCTACGATCTTATCTTCCAGTCGTAACGGCTCACCATTCTTATCTTTCAAGGTTTCCGAATAGACAGCCAACCGTTTCGGTTCACGCCAACCGACAGAAGTCTTACGCCGACGGCGCTCACCGTGGTATTCTTTGTAATATTCTCTTGGTTCCCGATATTCAATCGTATCGACACATAACGAACTGACTACCTGCCCGAAATCTTCATTTGCAAGAATGTCGTTTATACTTGGCATATACTTTTTCTCATAAAATATATGCCAAATAATTATTTACTTAAAATATGATGACTTTCAATTTTTAAAGTATCAATATTCACTCTCATCTCTTTTATCACACAAAGAGGATGAACTTTTTTTAAACGCCTTATAAAATCTTCTCTATTAAAGTTTTTGTTTTTTTCAATTCGACAACCTAAATAAATTTCTTTTATAGCCCCAAAACAACATATATTTCGTTTCTGTGGACTAAGTGCCACCATCCTGTATTCTTTCTCATATTTCCAGCACATAGGTTTGGTTGTCAACATTTTTATCAGAAAATTTTTATAATGAGATTCATCATCCGAAAATTCTACTTCAGGCCTCTTCTGTTCTGGCTTAACTGGATATATTTTATATCCTGATATTTTCTCCAATTTGTCTATATCAAATCCAACACAAATACCTTTATGAGAATCCGCATAATGAGCCCATAACAAATCGTTTTCACAATCAGATGATACACAAAAAACGCCATACTTCTTTAACTTTTCTTTAATAGAAGGAGTCAATATATCTTGTATCCTTGTTACAACTTCCTCACTTTTCCAATCAATATCATTGAAATATGGCATAGTATCCATCCATGGATGGATTTTCAATATTTTCTCCTTTGTAATATCCCTATATCTAGGAATAATTTGACCTTCACAAGGATCATTTAAACTTTCAAAATCAGACAAATAAATTTCTCCATTAAATAATAGTTTCCATGTAAACTTATTCAATGAACCATCTTCTTTATACAAACTTCTATACTTATATAGAGTATTTCCATTCATAACTAACTATTTTGAGAACAAAGATAATATTTACCTTCCTTTTGCCACCTGCCGTACCCGATTATTTTTGCACAACCCGATGAACTCTACATTCTCGGCAAGGATCGTCATACCATCCGGAGCATCATCATGTTTATTGCCACCTTCTTTCTTATATCCGGTAAGCGCTTTCATAAACCGATCGTAATCCGAACCTTTCTTATACTCGCCCTCTTCCAAAAAATAGCAGTGCTTCTTAATCCAACCAGACTTCAACAAGATACGTGTATCCTTATTGGCTGTTGTCGGTTTCGCCTGAATGATACATTTCTCATTCTTTGCCTTTACAGCCTTACGGACATTCAGAGCAAACAGACGGCCGCCGTTATTGCTTTCGATACGCATATTGTCGCAGCGGGTGTTAAGAATCAAGGAAACTAACTTCGGTTCGGTAATCTCGACATTATCTTTCGTAAACAGGACATCGGTAATGAAATACTTTGTACCGAATACTTTGGCAATCGGTGCACAAAAATCGTCGTCTCCTTCGTCGGCCACATCGGTAGCACCGATCACGCCATCCGGCTGTTTACCTTCGATATCTGCCAGCTTGAAGCGGTTCAATTCTGATTTTGGGAACAACAACCCAATAGCCTCGATCGGTTCCTGCATATACTCGGCACACCAGATGGAATCGTCCGTTTCCTCTCGCAATTCGTGATAATACTCCGTTGTATGCACATCCTCACAAAAAGAGCGGTCGTTCTCATCCAGGGCTGCGATACGGATAATCTCGTCATACTTCCCCATTTCCTCCATACGACCAAGAACGTCCGTAGCCGACCAGCGGGTACCGATGTCGATTGAACAACAGTTTCCCTCGATACGAGAATCATGTGTTCCCTGCTTCCAAGACCAGACCTTTTCGTTATTGGTGTCAGATAGTGCATCTTCCAAACTTTTATACAAGTCGTCGGTCATGGCCAACATAGACGCACCGAAACCGATTACCGTACCGCCTACACCAGCCCCGAAGTAACTCACCTGCCGGGCAGCTTCCAAGCTCCAGCCATGTACGTTCTGTTTATCCCCTCGCAATTGCACATCCGGGAATATCTCTTTGAACCGGGAAGAGCGGACAATGTCGCGTGTATCATAAGATAGTTTATTATACAATGTATCGGAACAACAATTGCGCATGACCGACTCTTCCGGGAAATGGCCAAGCATCCACGAAATGAACAAGGATGATATATAGGACTTCCCGGCACGTGGCGGCATGGAGACGGCCAGCCGACGAATCACACCCGACAAATACGATTCGTACACCCGCGTAAATGCGTCCGCCACCTTCTTCAAAAACAAACGCTTAGCGAAGAACTTAGGATCATGATATAAACAATAGGCCCAGAAATCATTCCGAGCCTCCCGTTTGCGCAATATGGTCGCAGCCTTCGCCTGCCTGATCAATATTTCTCTCTTACTCCTTTTCACCACGGATAATTGCTGCTAGTTCTTCATCTGACATCGATTCCAATTCATCACCCAGTTTGACCTGGTTCTCCACTTCTTTCTTATCACGCCACTTGCCAGGTTGCCGGTTCTTCAGCCAGAAAATGGCGGCAGTTGTGTCCGGAGGGTAATGTTCGATATATTCCACCTTGTCCGTAATCTTACCCTCATTGGTAGCAAACTTCGTCGCTCTGGCATCGTAACCAATCGCACGGCTATAAAGTCTCGATGCTACATTTGCATCTGCTACAGCTTTTCCCTTTTTTAAGGACTCAAGAAATTGAGGAAACTTCTTCTTCCAACTATTCAACGTTTGTTCCGAAACAGAGAAGAATTCAGCAATCTCCTTATCTGTTGCACCTAACAGACAAAGTTTTAGAGCCTGCTCTGCATATTCTTCTCTATATTCAGACTTACGCCCCCTACTTTTCTTTTTTACTTCATTCTTCTCTGACATACCTAACCAAAACTAACGAATCGGAACAATTCCGCCTTCAACTCAGGTAAACTTCCATTATCTAAATAGAAAGAAGAGCGCATTTTACCTTCTTTCTTTACACCACGCATTGACTTACACAAGTGTTCTCCCTCTAGCACTATACCCATTGCCAAAGGTGGATATTCCGAACCTAACGCTTCTTGAATCATCACAATGATATCTTTCGCCAATCGCTCTTGTACCTGTAATCGTGCCGCACAATAATCAACAACACGACCAACTTTCGATATGCCCAATATCTTACCTTTGGGATTAGGAATATAAGCAAACCAATACTTCCCAAAGAAAGGCATCATGTGATGTTCACACATTGAATAAAATCCACCTGAATCTGCGATAACACTATTACAAGAAAGACCATCCACTCCATTAGGAAAAACCGTTATTTTAGGCACCTGTGCCAGATCATATCCACGAAAGATCTCTTTCCACATTCTTATGATACGATCCGGTGTTCCTTTTAATCCTTCTCTACAAGGGTCCTCACCGATAAAAGAAAGGATCGTTCTTATCGCACATTCAATATCTTGTGTGTTTGTAGACTTAATTTCCATTTCGGATGCTCTTTAATATAATTAATAACTTCCTTCGTATTCTGACCGGAACAAGGCTGCAAATAATATATTCCTGCTGAATATTTATCATATTGCGACATATCCTGTCCGATATAAACTACCTTCAATTCATTCGGGTTAATCACGACAGTTTTACCTCCATCTTTCGGGGAACACGTAATCCAGTCTATATTTACAGGTGGAACCAAAGTTCCATTTGTCTCAATCTGAACAAATCGGCCAGTGGCCTTGATCTTATCAACCAAGTCATATGTAACCTGCATACAAGGTTCTCCACCTGTCAATACAACATGTAAAACTGGATAACGATTTATTTCTGCAATAATATCATCATCACTTAACATCTTGCCTTCTTTGTGTTCTGTATCACAGAACGGACACCTCAAGTTACATCCAGAGAAGCGAACAAAAACAGTCGGTGTACCGGTAAAATACCCCTCTCCCTGGATACTGTAAAAAATCTCATTTATCTTTTTCATACCACGCTATATTATTCTCCGATTCCTGGACCATCACTTTAAAACATTGAGGTATCTGATTACAGATCCATTTCGCAATATTTTCCGCTGTCGGATTAAACGATAATACCTCATTCAAGTTCTTATGATCCAATTTTTCCTGAATCATTTGCTTAATATGGGCAAAGTCGACAACCATACCATCTGGATTCAACTGCTTAGATCTACACCAAACAATTACAATCCAATTATGTCCATGCAAATTCTCACACTTACTCGTATAAGAGAGATTCAAACGATGAGACGCTGATATCTCAAGACGTTTCCTTACTGTATACATAGATTTATCGATAAAGAGTTAATATTTGTCTTATCTCTTCCTCCTCCCGTTTCCGACCATACTCGCCAGATTCGATTAAAGGAAGTATTTCACGCTTTATATAAGATATATTCATGTCTATTACTTCTCTGGGGAACGGATATCCGTTCAATGCAAAAGCAATGAATTTGCGGAAACACGGTTTGCAGTTCCAACATTCGTGCCCATCAACAGGAGCATAACAACTGAACGACGAACTAAACGCTTCATTAATACTGCCTCCTTGAATTATATATTGCTTCAACAACTCTGTCTTAGTATATGCTTTATAATCCAAATTTATCCTGATCGTTCGTTTCTCAGTCCAATGTTGTTTCTGATAGAGATATCCGAGTAACTCCTCGTACAATTCGGCAAATACAGGTGATTTATCAAGAACCCGGTCACCGGCTGTCGCTCCCAAACAGATTTCGTCGCCATAATTCGTTGCGATACCAATCAAATACATATTTCGAAGAGGAATAATCTTATCCTCACGTTCCCATTTTGATAAATCCAACTTTTCAATAACAATATCATCCGGAAGACGCTTCATTTCTTCTTTCGAATAACGGGTATTCATATCAATATAAAGCCTTATATCCGGTTTCCAGAGTTTATCAATCAACCAGCTATCCATGCCTCCTGAATACAGAAGGACTTTTTTATTATAAGTATTGTTCTGCATACCTTTGAAATTTTATCCATTCATTAAAATTGTGTCTATTCGATAAATCATGATTCTTAGCCCGCATTCCTTTTGGGGGATTACGATATACCATTTGCTTTCCATTAAAGAAATAAATTTGCCCAAATCTAGAACCAGACAACCAGGTCGTACTATCAACACTATCAAACTTCAAAAAAGGAAGAAGTGTCGTATTTGTAAATCCAAGCCCATGAATACGAGTACCGGCAGAATGAGCTTGATCGATAAACCACTTTAATATCATAGGATTCTCTCTTATCCGCCGACCTTCTTCCATTGCCGAAGTCGTACCAATCGCAACATAAGGATACTCCTCACACATCCGAATAAAATATTCCTTCCCTCGACTTGCATGCCAAACAGGAATAGGCTGCCGTCCTATACGATCTTCCAAGTATCTACGATAATATTCGACTTTCTCCAGTCCAACGACAACGTCTATATCCAGCTCAAAGAAACGTTGAATGTTATTCTTTAAAACAAAGTCGGCATATTTCTTAACATAGCCATCCCAGTCAAAACTATCATTCTTCCCAGAAAAAGCAGAAAACGCCCCGCTATCAAGAATATGCTTCTCTTGACAGACATAACTACCATAATGCCCTGATTTATGCTCCCAAAAAGAACTTAAAAGATAGATATCTTTCGTGTCGAGATTCCACCGTTTGGCACAATACTTATAACCGGCAAGGTATAAAATCATAACTCTATCTCCTTCCCACAATGGGGACAAATCATAGTCTTTCTCTTATTCTCCACCTTGTCTGCTCCCTCAAAAAAACGATCCACATCTGTCGGCATATCATCAAATGGAAGCTCCAACTCCCAATCACCAAGTTCGTCAATACCAAAATCTTCAACTACAGCTGCAAAATCGAACATAGAAGTATCTGATGTATGGTTATCAGCCAGAGCCAAAAGCTTTCTTTTTTCATCCTCTGTAGACAAATCCGTTCTTCTGATCGCTATCAATTCATTTCCATCAGACTCTACAATTCGGACTTTCAACCCCAGTTCTAAAGCCTGCTCATAAACGCCATTCCCGGCAATAATAACATCGTTCTTATCCAGAAGAATAGAACGACCAGTTCCACAGTCCTCCAGGCTCTTTTTAATAAGTCTTTTATTCTTATCCGTGTGGATACGATAATTCCGAGGGTCATACTTCAATTCAGCCATAACTTTTATTCTAAAATATAACAGAGAAATCTATTAACCTAAATACAGTTGCAGTTCCCGGATAGCCTGTTCCACGCTCCGAACAATCACATACTTACTACCCGCCATCTCAACCTGGCGTTGGTATTCCTTTTGCTCTGCAGACTGTTTACCTGTAGATGTCTTGAACTCTAGACAAAGAGAAGCATATCCCTTTTTCGGTATCTGAAGGATTACATCGGCCACTCCACGTTTAACGCCTTGGCGCTTCATATTAGCCGCTTCTATTTTATGCCGGCTGCCACCGTTCGGGACTGCAAAAAGAAGTCGATCCGGCAAATTAGGAAAGAATAAAGGAACCTTGCTGAAAAACTCCGACTGAATCCGAGCTTCTTCGTTATCATGGTGTTGCTTTTGTTTTGGAGGGTTCTTTTTATCAGAGTAACAGTTATAGCAGATATATCCTTCTTCTGTTTTGATCACAGAAACTGTTTCCCAGCCACAGGCTATACATTTTTGCGTTTTCATATCTTAGTTTCATATAAGATATAAAGAACAGAAAGAAAGCCCTCTGGATTACCAAGGACTTTCTTAACTCACTTCTTTCGTGATTTGAATCAAATCTGATACTTTTATGGTCATACATTTTGAATTTTATTTGGTTGGTAATTTTTAATTTCCGATATTTACTTCAGCAATATCATTTTTCAACATCAAATTTCACAATTATGCTAACAATTAAATTAACAGCGACAGGAAAAGAACACAATCAAACAATTAGTCCAAGACTTTTTGAAGGGTGTGGAAACACTTTAGTAAAGGTTATTTGCGAAAAACTTTACTATGGTAATCCAAATGATTTAGAAAACTCTATTTGTAGTTATATGAACTCTTTCATGGATAACAAATGTGAGGTTAAAACTAATCATGTAACAACTGATTTAAGTACAGGAAGTAATTCTAATGGGAACTACGTAAGTCAACTCACATTTCAAGTTTTTATTTAATTTATTTATGAGGGTATGCCCAAAAATGACATACCCTTATTGCTTATCTATTATCATACTTAGCTCTTTTAATTCACATTCTTTATACCAACTACAAGCCGCACAATGCACACTGTTAATCCAGTCTTTCCAAAGTATATCGGCCACACAACTATACTTATCGCTTTGGATAGTATGTATCGGTTGCTCTGATTGCTCCGCAAGAAAACCATGCAATTATCATTTTATTAATTATCTTTGCAATTTATTGTTAAAACACATATAATTATGAACACTCAGGATGCAATTCTACAGGGATTATTGAACAATACAACAGTTGGACAAACTGGTATAACCAAGCACATGCTTTTGTTATGGGCTCAAGCATTGGAACCTTCTATAAAAGACGGACTCGAAGTCGGACTTGCAATATCGCAATTAGTTTATGATGGTTATCTTGTAAAACTGAATCCAAATCAGAAGCCTATCTATTTTGAAAGAGTTCAATAATTTTTAAAATTGAATTTTCTGTTGTAGAACTTCGTCTGCATAAAACTGATCGAAACTCTTGTCGCTTATCCACCAATTGAAGCCAAATTCCGCATCGGTAAAATTGTGATTGATATATCCGGCATCAATGAGTTTTTGAATTGTTTGTACCCATTTCCTACGAACATGAGGAAACCGCTTTATATCTTTCATCTTTTGTTTTCGGTTTGCCATCGGGCAAAGAATACAACCTATTCGCTTATATCCTTCATCGTACAAAGAACAGTGTTCTATTCCATTTCCATTCAGAAAGCCCCACACATCTCTGTCTGTCCAATGGATAATCGGAGAAACAAGAATCTTGTCCTTACCTTTAACACAAGTAACCATCTTTTCTTTATGCTCAGAAAATTGGTCGAAGTTCCCGCTGAATTTACGGCCGCTAATCTCAATTTCTTCACGTTTGGAACGCTGCATACTTTCAGTTTTACGAATGCCGATCAAGGTAACTTTCCCTGCACCGGACATTTCTTTAAATTCAGCGCAACACCAGCGAAACGTCCTTGTTGGAATAAAGTGCTTCTTTAGAGCCATATCATAAACCGACATCGTTGGCTTTATCAGCTCTACATCCGGATAGTTCTGTTTCACAAACCGAATGACTTCCGGAGGGTCAACAGATGTAAGATTCATGTGAGCCTTAAACTTTACACCAGCCATCTTTGCGATGTGATAAAGTGCTTGACTATCTTTTCCACCGGAAAAGGCCAAATAAAAGCCATTCTCCGGATCATAATCAAGCGCCATCTTCTCGCACTTACGCAGCAGTGCAATGGAGTAGTTTATTTTGTCCTGTAACATTGTCTGTTTATTTGTTATGAATCAGATAAATATTTTATCAAACTCTCTTTGTCTTTAAAAAGTCTTTTATCCCATTTGGGATAATTATTTCTGGGTACACTAAGTCCATCTGACAGCTTATAAACCATAAGAAAACTATCATCAGTATAGGATATTTCGATGATTATTTTGCTTATAGTTGTATGGATAATGTCATCCCCACTCAGATAGCATACGCTATCTCCTACGTTAAATTCAGTATCTATATTCATATTTTTTAGTCATCGTCTTTTCTATGCTTATAAGCATAATAAATAGCACAGCACATATTTATAAGAGCATTGATAAGCAATAGATTTTGTACCCAAATATCAAAACTAGCTATGTGGCTAATCAGGTAGGCTATGAATGATAGCCAAAAGACAATTTCTTCATATTGATAACTTTTCATATTTACTTCTTTTTAATTATTGATGTTTTTTTAATATTTACCCCTTATATTTCCGTTCAAAATCATACTTCCTAAACTCATGGTACGCTTGTTCCAATGTTTTAGAAGTCCTATCGCCTTCCGGTATATCCCAGCTTTTGGAATTATTGATACTATCATCCATGGCCATAGCCCCCCTTTCTTTCTCATACCGGCCAAGCCATTCTAAGATAACAGCCCCGTCTATCCGATCATAAACCTTTCCATACAATCCCTTTTTCGCCCGATTAAAACATAGCTTGAAATCATCAGGCTTAAAGAAATAGTATTCATCAATAATCAGATCAACTGTTTGTGCGACTTGCACCGCTCCGATCGATTTTCCGACATTGAAAAAATCTATCAAATCATTCAAGACTTTTACCATAAATCCACGAAGATGCGTCTCTCCAAATTCTTTGTTCATAACCGCTATAGAGCAACTTGGGCTATCAAACACGTCATTTACTGTTTTGGGCCGCAGACTGTTGTAATATGGCATCGGCAAGGTGCCCAAGATGCTCACGCTCGCGTCTCTTGTTTTCGGCATCAGTTCCGGAGGAAGTACGCCTGTTGTTGAGTCTATCTGTGACAACAGTTGTATTGCTTGTTGTTTGTCCATCTTGATATTTTTCTAAATCACGTTTCGCCCATTTGCGGAACGTAAGGTTTGCACTAACGTACTTTTTGAGCAACTCTCGATAGTTGTGCATCGAGACAAGAGTGTCCTGGATTAACTGAAGCGGGAAATCTCGCTTTATTCGTTCGAATTGTTCTTCCGTAAACGGCTCTTTCAGTTTAGCCACATTAGGAGCATTCGCAGCAATCCATTGCTTGAACTTTTCAAAATTTTCATTCTTGGGTTTCTCCGGTTCAGGGTCAGGGTTGCGCGTGCCTGCGCGCGTATAACCCTCCTCTCCTTTACAATCCTCTCCTTTACTCTCCTTTCCAGCAGGAGTAGTTTCGAATATTCCCGACTGTTCGGGATTATTCGCGAATGTTCCCGAATTGCTTTGTTTTTTGCCCGAAAGAACGTTTTCTATTACTTCTGCAGGAATTTTTGACTTTTGCGGTTTGTCGATGCGCTCACTGGAAAAGTCCATCACGTAGTAGCTTTTGTTTTCGAATGTAAAAGGTACAAGGATAGAGTTTTCAATCAGTTCTTGCAGCCACCCAGAAACCTGCTGCTTACGAATATCTTCGCGGGCAGGAAAGACTTTCGACTTGATGATAGTTTCATTAGCTAAAATGACACCGCTATCATCAGCAAAGTTTTTCATGCCTATATAAAGCAGACAAGCCGGAAGAGATACGTTCGAAAACCTTTCATCTTCCCAAAATTCCGGTACTATAGTTCTAATTCTTGGCATATTTATACAGTCATTCTTTCAGGAATTCCCATCAAATCAAACAAAGTAGGAGCCTCGACTTCCATTTCAATCTCACGCAAATAAGTAAGGCTATCTTTCCAATAGTCATAATTAAGTTCCGTAGAAAGACCTCTACGGCCTAACTTGACAGCACAATAAGGGACGGTTCCAATACCACCAAACGGATCAAATACCAATTCGCCTTTGTTTGAATACCGTTCAATCAGCCTTTCAACGATGTCCAACTGAAGAGGGCAAATATGATTCTGTCGTTTCTTTTGCGACTGTTTGGTGTTAAGCGTTCGCATACGGACCACATCATCCCATATCCAATCCTTTTTGCTTACCGGATCAACAGCCATAAATGTTCTTGGCAGTTTCCCGTATGCTTCTAACTCTTCCGCAAAAGACACATGTTCCTCATAGTTATAGATATGTTCACGTTCGTAGTTACGAAACAAATGCCGAATCTTATCTATTCCAGCACCTTTCATATCTTCGTATGACAACAATGAATTGCCGGAAGACTTCCAACTTGCATGGGCATCGATCTGCCAACGGGCCAGCGAGTATTCGCTCTTATCCTTCTTAACAGGCCGGTCGGCATAAGCACGTGAGGTATCGGTAGGCAACTTGCGAAATAGCAATACATATTCAGGGCATCCGACTCCCATCTTGGAACCATCCTTGCACATCTCGGTATAGCCCAAACGGTAGGTCTGGTTGTTTTCCCTCACCACGTCAGTATCGACCGTAATGCGCCCCATATATCGGAAGCCATGCTTCATGTAATGAAATACAGTCATTTCGCTGAACGGGTCAATAGTTGGCATACCGTCCCCCGTGGCGTTGCCGAACAAAACACGATCTTTCACATGGATGCAGGCCAACCGACCCGGTTTCAAAATGCGCATT